CCTAAAGTGTGGGTTCCACCATCTTCTCTAGATGCACCCCCTGCACCTGATGGATTCAGGTATAGATGGATTAGAGCTGAAGTCGTAGGATTTCAAGATACGAAAAATTTAACCGGACGTTTAAGAGAAGGTTATGAATTAGTTCGTGCCGAAGAAATTGAAAACTCTTCAGATTATCCAGTTCTCGAAGACGGGAAATACAAGGGCGTGATTGGGGTCGGTGGCCTTCTACTTGCGAAGGTACCCGAAGAGATCGCACAGCAAAGACAAGACTATATGTCGAATAGACATAAAGAACGAAGCGAAGCTGTCGACAACGATCTAATGAAGGAGCAGGATAGTAGAATGCCTATCAATGTTGAAAGGCAATCTCGTGTAACCTTCGGTGGTACGAAAAAATAATTTTTTCACGTCACTGAATTAATATAAACCGTACTGGAGGCCGTTTTACGACGGCAGGTACATAAGGAGTAATAACTATGGCAAATAGAAACACTGTTGGCTTTGGTCTTATCCCTACTGGAACTGTTGGAAGCAACGTTTCAAATGGTGGTCAAAGCAAATACTTCATTGATGCTGGTTATAACGTTGACTTGTTCCAAGGGACTGTAATTCAGTCTAAAGTTGGATACATGAAAACGGCAGAAGCTAACATCACTGACAAATCAATCGGTGTGCTAAATGGTATATTCTACAATGCGGCTACAACTTTGAAGCCGACATTTGCGAATAGCTATGCACAACCTATTACTCCAGCAAATAGTGAAGATATCACTGCATTTGTTATCGATAACCCTTTACAGTTATACATTGGATGTATTGACGGCGCAGTCGCTCAAGCAAACTTTGGAAAAACTGTAGGTGTTACAGCTGGC